TTATTCCTCTCTTCAGTAATTTTCTTTGAGACATTTTTTCTATTTGCAGGCTCTTACTATCTCTACAAGTGGGGAAAGATTCTCATCAACTTAGAAGATTCGATTGAAGACTGTATTGAAGCACTCGATGAGAGGCAAGATTCTATCGATAAGGTCTTGAAGATACCTCTTTTTTACGACTCCCCAGAAATTAGAAAGGTTCAAGAAGATATTAAAGCTTCTAGAGATGCAATACTTAAAGTCGCCTACATAGTTAGTCGGGTTGAAGAAATTGAAGAAGCTCAATCTGACAAAAAGGAATAGCGACTCATGTCATATATTGAAGGTAGAAAGAAGATTTCGAAGTCTAAGACAAAGAAAGACCCATATTTCGGCCCAGATGTTCAAAGTGCTATTCAAGAATTTCTGGATGAGTCAAGAGAAGATAGGAGAAATGAAATATTTGACGAAAGAGTTTCTCCAGCATTTCACAAGCTTGTTGAGAGCTTAATATATGTCTATAAATTCATTCAGGCAAATGAGTGCGTCGAAGACGTAAAGACTGAGTGTGTAAGCTATCTCTATGAAAGCTTGAGAAAATTTGATCCTTCACGCGGTACTAAAGCTTTTTCTTATTTCAATGTTGTTGCAAGGAACTGGCTGATAGTCCACTCAAAGAAAGAAAAGAAGAACAAGACTTCTCTTGTATCGCTTGATCAATTTCAGAATCTCTCTAAAAGAGACAGGTCTGCAATAGTCTATCACTCTGTTGTAGAATCACCAGATGAAGCAATGTCTAGTGTTCAACTTCGAGCAGAAATTAGAGAAGTTCTCTGCGATGTTAAGAAGCGACTCACAGACCCAAAAGAGGTCTGCTGCATGCAGGCAATCATCACAATTTATGATTCGGTTGATGAAATAGACATCCTCCACAAGAGAGCAGTATTTTTCTACATAAGAGACATCAGCGGACTGAACTCTAAAGAAGTATCTTCTTCTCTTTCTAATATTAGGCGTCATTATAGAGAAGTTGCAAGGGAGCATAGAAAGTAATGGCATCTAAATCAAATATTGAAAAAGCTCTTGATAAAGCTCTTGATGACAAGAAGAAGATAGACGACTTCTCTGATCTTATTGACTCTATTGAGAGCATTGATGATAAGAGAAAGTTTCTCTGGAAGGAAATTTTTCAGAATGCAATGAATGATAGACAGCATGCATATATGCTTTTCTTTGATCTCTATAAGTCATGGGGCTCTACGGCAATTGAGCACAATACATCAGGAGCCGTGCTTGTGAAGTATCTCGAGAGGATGAGCAAGGCAAATGAGCAGCTCCTAAAATTAGCTGACATCATAAGGTCCTCATCCGAAGAGGCTAAGCTGACCCCAGACGAAATCTTCGATAAGATTTCTAACGGAGACTAAATTGACTAATAAAAGCTCCAACATCAATAATGTTGGATTCAGCGGTGCCGCAAGAAGAGACGCAGTTGATGGAAATATCTCTGCATCTTCTGCAGCCATATTTGAAAAGGCTGTAGTTACAAATATTATTTGCGACTCATATTCAGCTAGTTCAATCTCAGCAAAGAGACTCAAGAAAATTTCAAACAGCCTCTCTATTGAAAAGCTTCCTAGGAACTGCCTTCTTGTTAGGAGAATTTCAGGAGGTGCTGATCAAGTTGGCGATTCCTATTGCCTAGCATACCCTCTTTTTTCATCTCATCTCTCTATGCCAATAAAGGTAGGAGAGATGGTCTGGATTCTTTTTGACAGAGGAGCAAAAGGCATTTCAAATATAGGATACTGGCTTTCAAGGGTTCACGGAGACGACTATAACGAGGATGTCAACTATTCTCATTATGACAGGATATACGAGCCAACGCCAACAGAGGATCAATCCCCAGGTACAGCAAATTCTGCAGAGGGAATAGTAAATCCATCTCAGCTTCCTCCGACAGAAGATTTTCCAAATATCTCTCTCAAGCAGAATCCGCTCTATCCAAATGAGTACGACTCTATAGTTCAGTCGACAAACTTGCACCCACACGCCTACGAGCCCGTTCCGAGATATACCAAGAGACCAGGCGATCTCACGCTTCAGGGCTCTAATAACTCTCTAATATCTCTGACTACAGATAGGGCCTGGACTCCTAGCGATGATCCAAGCATTGCTACAAAGAGTAATGCCTATAGCAGCCCGCTGCAGTCAAGTGGAACAATAGACATCGTTGCTGGAAGAGCACGCTGGATTTCAAAGTCTCTAACAAGCAGAACTATACCAAACACTAGAAAGAACAGAAGATTCTCAGAGGTCACCAAAGACAAGAGAATACTGAATCAGAATGGTCAAGCTCTGAAAAAGTCTGAAGGAGATCCTGACTTTAGGGATGACGCTTCAAGAATCTACGTCTCTATGGGGTCGTCGATTGACACCAAGCTTGGAATTCAGGAGCAAAAGCCAATAGTTCCAGGCGAGTCATCCACTAGAGCTGAAGTAGTCTCAGCAGCATCGATAGCTCTGAAGTCAGACCAGATAAGAATAGTCTCTAGAAAGGATGCAGACAACGGAATAAATGGAAGCATCTACATCCTAAAAGAAGGAGACAAGACTGCCTCTGGAGATCACGCTTGCATTTCTATTCTTGACGATGGAAGCATATGCATATCTGGAAATAAAATCTACATAGGAAGGTCTGATTCTGATGGAGGAGCTGCCGATGGTCCTTCAGATGCTCCAGGATCCTCTCAGCCGTATGTGAAGTATAAGCAGCTTGAGGATTTGCTCAATAAGGTTATGGATGACGTGACAAGTTTCTGCGATACTCTTCTCACGCATATCACGCCTGGATATGGACAAGCTTCTCCGCAGATCAATACAGCAGCCACTACTCTCATACAGAATATGAAAACTAGAAAGACAGAGATAGCTAGCTTGAAGTCCTCAAGAATATTTGGTGAATAATGGCTGTAATAACTACTAAAGAAAAAGTTGATGAGCTCAAGTCAGAAATAGAGAGTGCTTTCAAGAGATCAAGGGACGATTCAACTTCTAACAATCCTCCTAGCTCTGATAAGATCATTTCTAACTTATCTGAGGATCTTTCTGTGGCTATAGATAAATTTGTGAAGTCGATAACTGTTACTGGGAGTATTGATCCTGTTTCTAATACTTTTAGCTCTTAAAATTGAACTTGAATTTGTCTCGTCCAAATATTTATTGATGAGAGAATATTTTGGCTCAACCAAGAGTTTACAGCTTCAAGTCATCAGGTGAGTTTCCTTCGAATGTAAATGAGAGGACATCTCAACAGGTTCGTCTTGATCCACCAATTGGGATAAGAACCCCTCTTCAGCTTGGAGATGGCTCTGATGGACTCTTGAAAATGCATAGAGACCTCCCAGCAACAATAGGAGATAATCTCAAAAATCTACTTCTCACTAATAAAGGTGAGAGGCTTATGGACTATAACTTTGGAGCAAATCTCAAGGAGCTCTGTTTTGAACTTGGAACAGAGGAAGCTGACGCTGAGGCAATAAATAGAATTAGAACAGCAGTCGGGAGGTATCTTCCGTTTGTTAGCCTGGAGACTTTTGAGCCTATCAATGAAACTGACATCAATGGAGAGCTGGCAAAGGTTGGAATAAACATAACCTATAAAATACCAGTCGTGAGCCAAGACGCAAGAAGAGTAGAGGTCATTCTCTACACGGTGGGATAATGGCATCTAGCAGAGAAAAGCCAATAAGAAGTTATGTAGCAAAGGAATACAACGAGCTCAGAGCAGACCTTCTGAGATACTCTAGGACTTTCTTTGCTGACAAGATACAGGATTTTTCAGAAGCTTCTGTAGGCGGACTGATGCTTGATATGGCAGCATCAGTCGGCGACACTATGACCTATTATTTGGACCACCAGTTCAAAGAATTGAGCTGGAGCGAGGCAATAGAGGTTGAAAATATAGAGAGGCTCATAAGAAATGCTGGAGTCAAGATAATAGGAGCAACTCCATCATCAGCGACTCTTACTTTCTATGTTGAGGTCCCATCTGTAAATGACAGAGGAGTAATGGTCCCAGACAAGAATGTTCTTCCTGTAATAAAGGCGGGATCTCTTGTAGAATCATCTAACGGAATTCCGTTCACCACAATAGATGACCTAGATTTTTCTGAGACAGATCAATTTGGAAATCTGACTGCAACAGTCGTTGTCTCAGAGGTTGATGATTCTGGCACACCACTTACATTCATCGTAAAGAAAGATACTAGATCTGTTTCTGGAAGGCTTTATACGGAAAATTTTGTTCTAGATTCAAGCTATGTTCCTTTTAGAACCATATCTCTCTCAAATCCAAATGTGAGTGAGATACTGTCGGTAGTAGATTCAGATCAAAATCAATATTATGAAGTAGAGTCTCTCACACAGGACACTGTCTTTATAGGGGCAAAGAACTACTCTTCTGATGCAGGCCTCGTAGAGCAGATTTTGGAATTAGTCCCAGCTCCAAGAAGATTTGTTCAGAATGTCAACCTCCAGTCTAGAAGCAGTACCCTTCAATTTGGCGGCGGAGATCTAGGAACAACCGACGAAGATATATTTCCAGACCCATCTAAACTCTCACTTCCGCTGTATGGAAGGCCAACAGTCCCTAGATTCACTCTTGATCCCAACTCGCTATTGAGATCTAACACTCTTGGAATTACTCCTAGCAATACTACTCTCACAGTAACTTACCGTGCTGGGGGCGGAATAGACCACAATGTTGGTGCAGGCTCAATAAAGACTATAAGAGAACTCTTAGTTGAATTCAAGGGCGGCCCAACACAGCCGCTTGCTGTCAGCGTCAGGGCATCAATAGATGTCAGAAACGCTGCAGAGGCTTCTGGTGGAGCCAGAGCGCCAACTATAGACGAGCTGAGAGCAGTAGTTCCAGCTGCTAGAAATGCTCAAAATAGAATAGTGACTAAATCAGATCTAGTTGCTAGGATATACTCTATTCCAAGCAAGTTTGGAAGAGTTTTTAGAGCAACAGCTAGACCAAACCCAAATAATCCTTTAGCTACTCAGTTAGTAGTTCTTTGTAGAAATTCTGAAAACCTATTAACTCCAGCACCAGATTCTCTAAAAAGAAATATCAAGAAATACATAAATGAGTATCGATTGATATCTGATGCAATAGATGTAATAGATGCAAGAATCATCAACTACGGAATAACAGTTGGTTTTGTTCCTGCGCCAGATACGAACTCTCTAGAAGTAGTTAAGACAGTCATACAAAAAATTAGAAGTCTTCTAGATATAAAAAACTTTCAGATAGATCAAGTTATTCAAACATCTGACATCATTAATGCAGTCATAACTACTCCAGGAGTTATGTCGTTCACAAGGCTAGAATTTCAAAATATAAACACCCCTATAGAAGATAGAGATTACTCTAACGTCTATTTTGATTTTCAAGAGAATAATCAGAAGGGAATGATAGTTCCAATGCCTGGATCAATATTTGAACTCAGATATCCTGAATATGATATAATTGTAGTCACTGAGTGATGGATTCATAAATGTTCTTAGTAGTTACAGCTTCTTCTGACACTTATATTACTGACAAGATTGTTTCTACAAAAAGAGCAGTTTCCGGAAACGTCGGTCAGGCTGGAACAATAGACTTGTTCAAGCTATGGGATGAGTCTGATGCCATTACTGGCTCTGTTGAAATCTCTAGAGCTCTCATTTCTTTTGATTGGGGGCAAATTCAGGCATTGACTGCTTCATCACTGAATTTGAATAACTTTAAAGCATATTTGAAGATGATTTCAGTTATAGGAGGACAGCCAGCTCCTACTGATTTTACTTTAAGTTTGTTTCCTCTGAGTTCAAGTTTTTCTGAAGGTATTGGAAGAGATGTATCAAGCTATAGCCATATAGATGCATCTAATTTTCTATCTAGATCATCTGGCGTTCTTTGGAATATGGAAGGAGCAAACTCGGGAGGTTTACTAGGATCAAGCAATATTGATTACATCACATCAGGCAATCTTAATGATGGATTAGGAGTAAGAAGCTTCGAAGCAAGCCAGAGATTCATAAATGGCAATGAAGATCTCTATATAGACATCACTGATTTTGTATCTTCTTCAATAGTGGGACTTCTTCCACAGCCTTCTTTTAGACTTTCTTTTTCAGGAAGTCAAGAGGCAGACAATACAACTTATTTTGTTAAGAGGTTTGGCTCTAGAAATGCAAAGAACCCAATTCTCAGACCAAGAGTAGAAATCTTTTGGGATGATTCTAGAGTAGACGACAGAGAGCAAGCCGTTTTTGATGTATCTGGCAATCTTTATCTTACAAACACAGTTCGTGGAATCAAAACTAATCTAGTTTCTGGAAGCTCTCTAACTTCTATAGCTGGAGATAGTTGCATTCTTGTTAGATTTACTACTGGATCTTATACGAGATATTTCACTGGAAGTCAAGATCAGCAATCTGGTTTTATTGATGGGGTCTATAAGGCGCCATTCATATTTGCTTCATCTGATACTACAACAATTACAGGATCTGTTACTCTATCAGATGCAGTAAGAGCTTCTGGTTCAATAACTTTTGAAGAGATATGGACTTCTTTAGATGAGACAACAGTTTTCAAGAGTGGAAGCTTAACAGTAAATTACAACACTCCTGATTCTTATGTTTTCTCTAATGATAAGCTCAAAGTAAATTGCTTTGGCCCCTCTTCAGCTCCTCCAGGATTAGTTCTGATAAGATGCAAATTCTTTGATCTTTCTCTAGAAGACAGGTCATCTAAGTTTTCGATAGAGAGAAAACCAGTCCCAGTAAGCGGACTCTATAGAGTAATTGATCTTCAAACCAAGCAAGTCTATATTGATTACAACTCGATGGGGACAAAACTTTCTCTAGATCAAAATGGAAACTTTTTACAGTTCTATAGCGATTCAATTCCGTATGGAAGACAAGTCTACTTTGAATTCAAGATAGATTACAATGGAGAAAATAGAGTCATTTCTGATGAAGGGTTCACCTTCTCACTGAGGTCTTAATGCTGAAGCCAATATTCAAGACGCCTAATTCGGTAGTCTTCAGCAGCCCTCTGACTTCTCCGTATCAAAAAATTTCTGCTAGAAATTTGAGGATTAAGTCTTCTGATCTTCCAGAGAAATTTAAGTTTTCTGGATCAGTTGATTCAACTCCTGGGGAGGGTTTAGTATCAACTCAGCAGATCCCTCTTGACTGGTCAAAGTTTGAGAATCATACCTTCTTTAATTCTGCTGAAGTCAATATTAATGTTGCTTTTGACACAATCATAAACAGCTTTCCATTTGATGGAACCGAGAGTGAGATAAAAGATTTTCAAGATTCTCTTACAGGATTTGAAAAACACATCTATGATAGGTTTCCTAAGAATGTTGGATATCTCAGGTTTCAAGGAAACAATAAGATTTCGATAAATGATATAAGAGGCGGAGAAAATGTCGATCTATCTAGAGTCAAGGACGGATCTCCTGCTCTAGATCCAGGTGCTGGCTCTCTTTCTTTTCAGTTCAAAATTTTTATTCCAACTATCACAAATCAGAATATGGCTATCTTTCAGAGACTTTCAGGATCTGATGGATATACTTTGTTCGTTTCTAGCTCAGCCTCTACAAGCCAAGCAGATCTTCATTTTTATGTTTCTTCAGGAAGCGCTTCTATCTACACTTCAGGAAGTATTCAAAAAGGATCTTGGTTAGATCTCTGCGCTCAATTTAATAGAAAGCCTGGCGTAAACAAACTATTTCTGTATAATGATGGGAATCTGATAGCTTCTTCTTCAAGGGTATATGAATTTTCAAGCTTTGACACTAGAGGAAGCCAACTCTTATTAGGAAGTGGATCTTCTCATTCAGGCACTGGATTCGTTTTTATGCCTGAACAGCAACTTACAGGCGCTATGGATGATTTCAAAGTCTATCACAAAGCTAGAACAGAGTCCGAAATAAAGCTAAAGGTTTCTTCATCAGAATATCCAGCTTCTGAATTGAAGCTCTTTTATAAGTTCAACGAACCAACAGGAAGCTATTCGCAAAACAGTTTTATCCTAGACTCTAGCGGAAACGGTCTTCATAGTTCCGTGACAGGTTTTTCACAAAGCAATCGTCTAAAAATAGATGGATCTCCTCCAACTTTTGAAAGAGAAGAGTATAATCCAGTTCTATTTCCAGACTTCTCTGATCTAGTTTCTTTTAACCAGGATATTCTATCTAGCGGGTCTTTGTACGATGAGAAAAATCCAAACCTTATAACAAAGCTTGTTCCAAGACAATATTTCGATGAAGGGCAAATTGATTCAGGATTTGAATCAGTAGATGGAAACATAAAGAATCCATATCCTCAGTCAGGAGATACACCAAGAGGTTCAAAGCTAGGTGCTGCTCAGATCCTTTCTAGCCTCCTCTACATATGGGCAAAGCAATTTGATGAGATGAAAATATTTGTTGACCATTTCAGCAAATTCGAATCTTATGATTATGTTAAGCAGGGATCTGTTGCAGACAATTTTCTTCAATATCAGGCTAGAAACCTAGGATTTGAGCTTCCAAAGCTATTTACGACAACAAATGTTGATACTCTTTCATATGGAGACAACATAGGAGCAGACCCAGGTTTTGGAACTGAAAGCCTCACAAGGATACAGTCCTCAGTCTGGAGAAGGATTGTAGCTTCATTCCCTGATATCATAAGAAGCAAAGGAACATCTTATGCCGTCAAGAGCCTAATAAGAGCATATGGTATAAATCCTGATACTTCTCTTAGGCTTAGAGAGTATGGTGGAGCTTACTCTGGTTTTATAGAAGGAAGAATCAACAGGAGACTTGAAAAGAGTAGACTGTCTGTAACCGGATCTTGGAAAATAGAGTCTCCATATCTGTCGGGATCTAGAATAGAGCCAGGCATCCCGCTCCCAGTCGGCACAATTGGTTTATACGGATCTAGCCAAGAATCTGATGGACTCTTTACCAGCGGGTCTTGGACTTGGGAATCTCTATATCGATATCCAGTAGCTAGAAATAAAAATAACCCTGAATCACTTGTTAGATTCTACACCACTGGATCTTCTGGCAAGAGTTTGTTGTTCAATATTGTTTCAGAAATATCTAGCTCTTCTGATCCCGTGATGTCTAATATCACTCTCTATGGTGCAAACTCAACTTCAAATTCGAATCCATTCTCTATGAGGATAAATGGAGTGCCTCTCTATGATGGAAAAGATTGGTACATTTCATTTGGAAGGATAGAAAAAACTTCAGATAGATCTACTTGGGTTCTGAGAGCAGCAAACTCTAGTAACGGAGAGATTAACTCGGTATTCGAGGTAAGCTCAAGTGTTACTTGTAGCCAATCAAGCGATGTATTTTCTACTATTTCATCTGCATACAATTCTTCTGGTTCATTTTTCACGATTGGAACTGAAACAGTAGTTCCTTCGTCTCAATTCACTAGCGGAGCATTTCCAGAATCTTCAGAAGGGAATTTTTCCGGAGAAATTTCTAATATTAGATTCTTCTCAAAAGGAACTGAAAAAATAGAATTCCTTGAAAGAGTTAGAAACATTGAATCAGTTGGCGTAAGAGACCCATCTATAAATTACAACTTTGTAACTACAGAGTCTGGTTCTTTTGAGAGACTAAGAATAGATGCTTCAATGGAGCAGATCAATAAAAATTCTGACTCAATTGGAGATATTGAAATATTTGATTTTTCAAAAAATCTTCTACACCTCTCAGGAAGCGGATTTTCTCCTTTGCAGACTGTAATTTATGGAGATGACACTTTTTTCTCTAGCTTAAATCCAAAGTTTGACGAAAGATCTTCTGACAATAAAGTTAGAATAAGGTCTTGGAGCTCTGAAGAAAGTGTAGAAAATTGGGGAGGTCAAGTTGGACCTGTCTATGAAGTCTTGAAGTCTGAGGAACCAGTAGACGACCTAAGATTTGGAATAGAAATTAGTGCTGTGAAAGGACTAAATGAGGACATCATTAGCATGTTCTCTGACTATCAGTCCATAGACAATTCAATAGGTTCTGTTTCTAACTTTTATGATGAGACTTATGAAGATTTAGAAACCCTGATGGACATCTATTATAATAGACTCAACACGAAAATAGATTTTAGGAACATCTTTCTATTTAGTAGATGGTTTGAAGAGAATATCTCTATTCTCGTAGAACAGCTGCTGCCAGCAAATACTAAATTTTTAGGAACTAATTTCGTGATAGAGAGTCACATGCTAGAAAGAAGCAGAGTAAGGTATTATTGGGCTACTAGCAATCTCACGCCCAAAGAAAGAACAGACTCTGAATGGAATTCAGAAGTTCCTGAAAATAATGACTGGACCAAGAGTGATTGGCAGAATTACCAAGCTTCTCTGGAGAAATAGCCTTGGCAAGTATAATATCTGGATCCAAAGAAGCAGCAGCTGCAAAGCAAGGTGTAGAAATTGTCTCATTTGGAGACACTTTTGAATCAGCACTTCCTAGAATCCTTTCAAACTCTACTCCAATTAAAGTTCTAGACGGCAGAAATATATCTGCAAATGCCTATTGGACTGAAATTGACGTCAAAGGATTGGACTTAAAGAACAAATTTACAGTTGCTCCTAATCATCAAGCCGAGCAACGAGATCTAGGATATCCAAAACTTTTTAAAGATGGGGCTCCATTTGAAGAAATAGACAATCTAGATCCTATCAACTTTGTCTCCATCCTGGATATCCAGGCTCAATATCCAGTTGTTCTCAATATAGAAAACTTCCTTGATCCAGGCGACATGAATGGAATTATAGAGCCAATTCCTATAAGAATTGATTCTCCAATTCTAAAAACTGAAGGAAAGCAAAAGGCAAAAGGAATAAAAGCAGAATTAGCTAACTTCAATTACAAGAATTTTGAAGGAAATTTTGCTATTGAACAAAAGTCATATTTTTATGGGAATATGAGAAATATTACTCCTTATCTAGAGTGGGGTGATATTTCTGATAATCAGATCACTCTTGAAAGAACTCTTTATGTAAAAGATCAAGAAGAAACTAACGCAGCATTTATTGATAGAACTGACTCCACCATAGCGGCTGAGAAAATAAGCGACCCAGAGCTTGCAGCAGTTATAGAGAGCACTACAAATTCCTGGACTGGCTATGGTGTTTCATTTAAGTCTGCAACAGCAGGCTATGTCTTCAACGATGAAGAAAATGGAACTGACTCTATAGCATTTGGAGATAGGCTTTCACTTTCTCAGTCTCTGAGTCCAAGAAGGTATATCTCTGAACCTCTGAAAGTAACCAGTAATACAAATGTTGGTTTTCAAGATTCTTCAGTGGGATCTAAAGTAGCTCCTTTCAATGCTAATAGAGTTATTGAAGGAAGCCAGTATTTCTATCCTAGCATAAGGCTTACTACTAACCAAGGCCCAGATGGGAAAGTTCAAGACATATCTGTTCTAGGTGACCCTCAGCTTATTGCCGCTGGTGTCCAAGAAATATCTGACTCATTTCCGGTAGTGCCATTCAACGATGAATTTGACAAGAGCTTTTTTTCCACTCCTAGCGGAACTGGAAGCTGCATCGTAAAAATAAACATCAGCTCAGAAAATAACGCTAGCAATAGGCAATATGCGGGAAGAACCGATTCTGAATTTGCATCCAGAGTCTCTAATTTTTCTGCAGCTAATGGTTCTCTCTTTTTGAGCTCCGCTCTTGGAGCTTCAACCGTGGCACCCGCTCCTGCAACTGGCATTTCTGGAACAGGTTTTCTGTACTATTCTCCATCTAGAAAAGCCTGGATAGAAAAAAGAAAAAATCACTCTGTGTCTAAAGGTGTCAACACAAAACAGCTAGACTACTCCAGCGCTAAAAATGGTTTAGAAGTCAACTTTTTTACAGGTTCTGGAGATCTTGCTCTAGACAATAGCTTCTTAGGACCAGTCAATAAGAATTCTTTAGTATATGACAAGTATGTCTCTAAGCAGACTGTTACAGGAACTGTAGGAATCCTGAAGCAGTTCACCGCAAGTCCACAGCTTGGATATTTTGCACCATACAAAGAGTCTTTGCTGAATTTTGGATATGACAGAATAGGAACTCCAACATCTGCCTTTGGCGCTCCATTTGATTCAAAGTACCATGCTTTTGATGAAGAGACAATAAAACTAAGTTCCATTTTGAATGGACCTTTCCTTCTCAAAAAAGCGATACTGAAAGTCCCTGCAAGCCTCTATAGGCGGCATATTGATCCAGGCGGCACTCACGGATATTCTGCAGGAACTCAGCCAAATTGGGTAAAGGATGTAGTAGGCAGAAAGGATATGGACAACTATGTCTTCTTTCTGTATCGCCAGATTAGGAAGAAGAATAGCACTGTTGAGAAAGATTCACAGACTGACATAGACAGCTCTATGAGATTTCTCATAGCCAGCGGATCAGTTTGTCTCTATAACTCTGCATCATTTGGAGGTTCTTTTAACAGCGGTTTCTATGATATTTTTGGATCTGGCTCCACTATAGCGCTTGAGAGAAAGCCAATTTCTGGTTCTCCTGCACAGGCAGATCTTAAAGGATATTCTCTCTCATTTGTAAGTGGAACTGACCCCTTCACAAGAAAAAAGCTTACAAGAGTTTCTTCACCTCTGCATACCCCTTCAGTCTCTATCAACGCTAATCTAACTGATCTTACAGCATCATCTATCTATAGTAGAGAAATGATGCTAGAAGTTGAGCTAAATTGTGGGTATTGTAAGGGCGGATTTGTGAATCCTACTCTTATGTATCTCACGACCAGCACAGGAAATTACTCTTCTAGCATAGCGCAGATTCCCGGAGATACAGAAAGGATAGGAATCTATAATAGATACCCGTACACTGGATCTTATAGAAATTCAAATCCAGGAAGAACTTGGACTGGGAATAATGAAACTACTGTAGTTCCACCTGTTACAACGCTTTTTGGAGAGTATTGGTTTGGCGGAACAGTAACTCCGCCATTTTCCATAACAAACTCTGGAGAGGATTTATATGCTAAGTCATTCTTCAGAAAAGCTGTCAATAAGCCTCAGTACAGCATGGACTCAGATACTGTTCCTTCAGATGCTGACTTCTTAGAATCTTTCGATTCGCCAAATTTTGATATAGAGGTTGGAAGGACAGGATTCTCCTTCTATAATAGAAAAGAAAAACCGCTAGATGCGGATATACCGCTAATGGTAGATGGTAGAGGTTTCTTCAACATTGTTGCTTCAAGCAAAGATGGTTCCAAGGGTGTTCTTCAGAGAACAGATCTAATAAATTTTGGAGAAGCATCATCTATCGATCCTTGTCCTTCTCTTTTAGCTTTTAGTTCTAGCTTTGATCAAACTATTGCAGCTTTAACTCTTGGTTATGTTGTCCCAACCCCAGCTGAGATCCAAGTTCAGTCAGAGTATATTCTATTCCCCGAAGACGAGCTAGTTCTTGGCCTGGATGCTGGGGTTACTCCACCTCCTGATGTGGCGCCTGCTTATGGAAATAGCTGGGATCCTGATATTCTCATAACTGATGGATCACCAGATGGTATTTCTGCATCAGTGCCCGCTGCGCAGCCAATTCTAAAAGAAGAAATTTGGCATCATGCAGGAGCTTCATATTTGAGGATCCTGGGAGGAGAGGCTGAACTGATTCTGATAGGAGACTATCTCCAGGATTCTAAGCCATCTGGCATTTCCAGGACTACTTTTGTTCCAGGAGTGACTCATATAGGAGATCAAAAGAAGCTTGACACTTTTGATATTATTGAGTCAGATTATATGCTTGGAACATATAGATCTAATATTATGAATGGAAAATTTCCAAATAGGTATGTAGCTGATGATGGATCAAGAAGAAATAATTCTAGTGGCGCAAACATCAAGAGGTTCTACACGGTATTTAGCGATTCTTTCATAAATTACGATTTTTACTTCAATGGTATGAATGAATCTCCTAATTCTGCTTTTAGAAATCGACCAGATAATGGAATTCCAATTCCAAGCAGAGATAAAATAGGCGGCGAATCAGAGCCTGCAAAGTATAATTTTAGAGGGCAATCTGCTACCAAAGCAAAGCCAACTATTTTCATATCTGCGAATTACAACCCAAATTCTTATGGACAATTTAGAGATCTATTTGAAGGAATTCCGTATACGCAATTCTATGATTTGAACCTTGGTAGCGTGAAAGGACAGCCAAAGCCAGTGGTGGAAAACTCCTTCATTGGCACTCCAGTAAGCGGGAATTTGTCTCCTTATTCTAGAGTTGATACACCATTTTTCGATGAAGATTAATAGAGAGGATTGATATGGCAGGAATTCTGGAGCAAAAATCAAGAATACTGGACGTGATCTTTACTCCAGATGGGAGAAGGCAGATTTTAACTGGGGAGGCAAGAATAAAATACGCTTCATTCAGTGATGCCGGTGCTGTATATGAGGGAAATTATGAGAAAATTCTTGATCAATCCAGCGCAAACATAGGATTAGAAGCATTTTCAACTCAATGGGACCAGATAGTAGTAGAAACCGATGACAATGGAAAGCTTTTCTCTTTTATCGGTAATGAGGTAACTCTAACTCCTGATCAGAAGATAATTCTCAGTGGATCAATTCAGAGTGGAATTACAAATGGCGCTGAAGTAATATCAAAAAGCTCTCTTGATGCCATCAATAATCTGCAGCTCATAAAAAACAAAAAGCTTAGAACTAATGATAGAGGACTAAAATTTTCATCAACATCTCATCAGTTTGACTACTACAATCCATTCAATGGAGAGCCAAGCACTACTTTTTTGGAAGACATAGATCCAATATTTTCTAATAGAAGGTTTTCTAACAATCCAAATTTTTCTTATCTTCCTCCGACGCAAACAGGAGTCAATGGTGGAAAAGTTCCTCTTGGAAACTACTATAGAGCAAACGAGAGGGGTGGTCAGAATGATATTCTAAATTCTTTGAAAGGAATAGAATTCTCAAAATTCTCTACATCAAAATACACTGAAGAGAGCGAGCTCATAATACAATTTTTTGAAGAAAAAGAGGGAAACCTAACTAAACTTGATGTTGTTCCGTATAAGCTAAAGAACAAGAAGAATACCCTATACTTTGTTGGAAAAGTTCTCAATGACAAAGATGGAATTCCAAAGTTTGTTAATATCTTTACTGTGGTGATCTGATGAGAACTCGCACTAATGTCATAAAGAATGTATTCAAGTTTGGAAGACAGGGGATAGTTGATTCTGTAAAGATAGGCAGAGAATTCTCAACTATAAGACTTCTTTTTGGAATAGACTTGAAGACTGCTATATCCTTAGGCGCTGTGTCAGTAGGAATCCAAGTCTATGAGAAGTCTTATGATTTTTCTGCAAAACTCCCAGTTAGAACAGCTGGAAAGGCAGACCTTACTAATTCAGGATTAGAGGAACAGACTCTCAGAGAAGAATCTGCAAAGATTAGAGAAAATCCTCTCCATGTTTTCAGCATAGACATAACTTCTCTAATTTCTAATACGGACGCCAAAAGAATTGAGAAGAAAAAATACGACGTTGTTGAAGTTTCAAATTCAAGAGTTGCAAACAAAGAAATTCAAAATTTTGACCCAAAACAAAAGACAGCTGATGAGAGATTGCCAACAGAGCAGGACCGCAGAAAAATGATTCTGAATGGTCGGGACCCAGTGAGCTTTAGGTATGACCATCCGGCTCGGGATCTCATTACGGTTCGTAGTGATGTTGCGCTCTCTTCTGATAGAGAGCTTCCAGATTCTTATAGGCAACCCAAGAAGGACAAGCTTCCATACTCTGAGTATTCCGTCACTGGACAGGGAAAAAAGCAGAACTATAAGATAGGAAAATTAGAGTCCTCTTTCTATCCATTGTACCACGATATGCGTTTAAGCACTAGTGTCATAAGTCGTCTTCCATCAGTCTACTTTGTAGTCACTCTGATGGATCAGAATAGAAGATTTATCGACTATGCTAGCTTCAGCTTAAAGCTAGAAAATGTCAAGAATGCTCTGAAGATAGAAAATCAAGCTGCCGTTCAGGATCAAGGCTACAGGTACAGAATCTATCAGCCCAATGGTGTTCCTAGCCCGTGGACGAATATAAAAAGCCTAGAATCGGAAGACTTCAAGTCTCTTGCTAGAGCCCCAGGAAATCCAATTATCGTCAGAAGCAAAAATGAAAGTAAGGTGATACACAGAAAGCCGCTAGAAAATGCGCAGCTCAACTTGACTTCATATCAGGTTCCAATTTTTGCAACTAGATCTGAGAATTCTTATGATGTAACTTTTTGCTCTATCAAAGATGGATTTTATTATCTTCAAAAGAGGAGACCTCTTAGAGGAGAGAAGTTCTACGATATCTCTAAATCAGATACTACTCTCAAAAAAGGAGCCAAAAACACAGTCAATGACACAGATCTCTCTAATGGAGAGACCTATGAGTATAGAGTCAAGTTTGTAGATACGAAAGGGACCCCTAGATACTCCAGCAACATTTTGACCAAGAAATTCAAGTCTAGAACAACAGATATGCCGTCTCTAGCAAAAATTGAAATAGTCTCTCAGGACAAAAGTTCAATCTCTCTAAAGCCAAGTCTCTTCATAGATTCTTCTTCAGAAAAATACAACAAGATTCTAGAGTCTAGAGGGATAAAGACAGACTTCTTGTCTAGTTCAAACCTCGATGTTAGAAACTACAATGGAATACCAGTTTTCAACGTTACAAGGCATGATCTCACGACTGGAGACTCTGAATTCATAGGAAACTACTATTCAGATGAGGTAATCTTTGATGGAAGAGGTTCAACTACTGCTGTAGAGAGCAGCGCCCCTAGAGTTGCAGCATCTTCTGACGAAATTATGACTCCTGCAGATAGACAATCAACTTCTAAGGCTCCACTTGTCTCAGATAAATCATATGCTTATGTTGTATCATTTGGCATAAGGCCTCCTGAGTCATTCTCTAAGACAGACATAGCTACTTCCCAGGGAAATAACTCCACTCAATACAGCTATAATCCATACAAGTTCTTCTCTAGGGTAGATTTTGCCAACATTCCATCTCAGGCAGAAATGCTTGGAAAGAGCGACGACATTAGAGACTTTGACATAAACCAGTATAGCATTGGAATAGAGCAGGTCGTATATAAGCAAGAAACTACGAAGAAGACAGGAACAATAAAGAACCTCAAGTCCGAGAGGACTCTTCTTAAGAAGAATGCTATTTCTTGGAGCTATGAAGGCGAAAAGACGCTTGATCACTTTGAAGTTTGGGCCACTGTAGATGGAACAAAATCTCTTCTTGGTGCTGTGGATGCTTCAGCTCCATCTGCAGGAACTGGATACACGTATTTAGACGAACAACTTTATGACCGCGTCGGAGAAGTTACTTATTCTATAGCTGCTATAGACACTGATTTTGAAAATGCTGCAGCCGAGTCTTCTACTTCTATAGTAGTGAACTCAAATCTGCCAGCATTTATGAGGTAATTTTGTCTTCTCCATCAACAAGTTTCACTGTAGAACAGATAGGAAATGATTCTTCTGAAGAAGTTCCATACGGAAATCTCATAGAATCTAATAAGCTAGTGTATCCTCAAGTACTTGGCGGCTTTTATAGCGTTATTAGCGGACAGAAGACTATATCTGTATCTGAAATTATTGCTGGAAATTCTCCAACTCTTCAGAATGGAAGTATTTCAGACACCGCTACTGTAATTACTAGCAATCTATCAAGCGTACTGGGGCGTTCATAAATGACCATAAAGATTGCTCTAAAAGGTAATATTCTAAACTCTCAGCCTATTCCTGAAAAGTTTACTCCTAATCCTATAACGGCTGACATAAATTTGAAGTCAAAGCCAGTCAATGGAAGCGGTTTTGACGATATTTCACTTGGATTCTCGACTCTGATAGAGAGGCAAGTTGGAATAAATCAAGACAGTGACGACAAGATTCTCTTTGGCGGTAATTCCTCTTCAGCAGACGAGGCTTCCTGCGATCCAAATAGAGCAGAGATGATTATGCTCTCTAGACTATTTACTAGTGATGTGAGTGGTTCTCTATCTATAAAGAAGTTTGAGGCCACTCTTGATATAGAGGACTACACTAAAATAGTAAATGACTTGAAGTCTAATTCAACTTTATCTTCTGACATCTCTAGCAGAGAAAATGCAGCTCTCTCTCAGAAGAGCGTCTCTTTGAACAATATAAAGACTCTGCAAAAGATCTACGATTACAAAAATGATTTTATAGATGGAACAAACTTTCTTATAAACCAAGAGAGCTTTCATGAATCAAGCAGGGCTATTCTGAATGATCTTCCTTCAAAATATGTTGCATATAGCGGAACTAGGACTCTAGATATCTCAAGGACATTGCCAGAAATATCTGCCAACCTTCTTACGCCAAATATTTCTAACTTTAACTCTCTTCAAGTTCTCCTTAGAAAGCTAGCAGATCCTGCTAGTACAGAATATGCAACAACTAATCTTACTAAAGAAAATGTTCCAACAGCAGTTGGTTTTACAGACGTATCAACTCTTCTGAAAGAGTTGAGCTCTTATGAGTCTTTCAATGAAAAATTGACAGATTTCAAAACTTTTTCTGGTACATCATTTCCACCGAACTTTGTTGATGCAGAGACTTTGATCAATGACTCTAACGGAAATTTAGAGAATAGATTAAAGACTATTGCTGAGATGCTATCTTATGAAATTTTAGTATCAAATGGTCTTACTGAAGAGAGCATTGAGAATTTCAAATCAAGAAACTTTCCTTTCAACTTGTTGAGCTCTATTATCCCCGAGAATGGAGATCCAGGTTCTTATTTCAAATCTATAGAAGGATACCAGCCTCATGAAACTTCAGGAGCCAATTCTTTAGTTGATGACGCTCTAAAGGCAGGAGATGTTGATTTTCAGAATCTTCAGAGATTTACAGATGGACTCTCTGATAGCTGGGGAGAGTATCTTGACTCAATAAAAGAGATGAGATTTCCGTCTAATTACGACTCATTCTCTTCTACTGGGATTGTAATAGACATTATCAAGAAAATTTTTTGTCCAAACAATCCAGACTACAAAAATATAGGAATTTTAGGTTCTGCACTCAAAAATGTCGAAGAGAGCGCACATCCATATTTCAATAGCAACTCTAAAGTCGATGAAGATCTTATTTCTTGCTCTTCTTCAACGATAAGAAGTTTCTTGTTTAGAGAGTATTCTGGAGAGCTTTCAGAGATTGAAGGACAATACTTCAATAATTTGAATGGACTAGTTGATATCAAAGTTGGAAATTTTATCCTTGGTTACATATGGAATTCTTTTCCACCATCAGATAGTGTTGAATCATATACGAGCCCAGAAGTTATAACTCAAAAATATTTTGACAATAAAATACAGAATTCTGTCTTGTATTCTCAGATAGAAGAATTTTATCAGAACATTGTTACAAATTTGTCAATATACGATTCTTTAGGCAGAACAAAAGCAAGCGGTCTTTCAGAGCCAGCTGTTAGGTTTCTATGTTTTGAGCTAGCTATGACAGTTTGCGCTCTCTTTAACTCAGTGCAAATAGTCGTCGGTCCTCTAGGTATTGGATTTCAGGAAGGAATTTTAGAAATTGATGATTCTGGGGTAATTGTATCCCCTAAGAAGCCTGAAAAGTATTATATTTCGCACATTGGTCCAAACCAGAATCAATTAGATGCATTTAGGGCAATTGGAAATTTTGGATCTCTAGATAGAAATAATATTGTGAATACTCTGCAAGATTATGATTCTTCAGATCCAAACAACGTTCTAGATCAAGAAATTATAGATATTCTTGCTTCACAAGGTATCACTTTAGTAAATAATGATATTTCATATGAAACTAATTCAATAAAGTCTGCTCTTCTTTGGCTTACAGAAAGAGAGGAGTACATTAGAGAGAGATATTCTCTTGCTAGATATTATCTAGACAACTATGTTGAGCTAGCTTCTGCTCTTTATGATGGATTTGTGGCAGATTTAGAAATATCTAATGTTTTTCAAACATATTTGGAAAAGTTAAACTCTCTCTCTAGCGACACAATTTCAGCAACTCAGCTTTCAATTGAGCTCTCTAGATATCCAATGAAGCTTGGATTTAGAAATGCTGAGCCGAGATATACTGCAAATCTTCTACAGCTTTTTTCTAACTTTTTGAATTCCGCTGCTTCTCCTACACTTACTACAGCAGGGAGTTTGACTTCTTCTGGCGCTTCAATGTCAGCCTCTTCTACATCTTCAGGTTCACCAGTAAGCATGCCGGCACCTGAAAAAGCTCAAGAGAATACAGCAGTTGTAACTGAAAATTATGTCATTGCAGCGATTGGACTCCCAGCAATGACAAAGTACAATCTAGTTACAAAATCTGCATCTAGCACAGGTTATTCTATAACAAGCGTCGATGAATCTAGCTTTGTTGATATAACTCTCTCTAAGAAGGACACACAGTTCTCAGAGCTAGAATTCAGCAGGATGTCATTCAGTTTCTATCCATATGTTCACTGTATTGCTCTTCCTCAGGAAGACTATGATAACCTAGAGAGCACTCTTGACTCTCTCTTGTTCTTCAAGTACGAAGAACAATCTTGGATATGCTGCAGCAAATCTGATGCAACTGAATTTATCTCTACTAGGACTGGACTAGTAAGCTCAGACTCTGAGAAGGTTATCAAAAATCATATGGTCGATGCCATATGCAAGTCTGCTATGAGAGTGCTAGGCGGCGTCTCAATAGATGAAATGCTACCTAAGTACAGCATTCCAAAAATGACGCAAGCTGGATATGATCTATTCGTCAAGATTCTTACCCTTCCAGATGCTTCAAAATATATCTCCCCTAGAGGATTGCAGCTTGGAGATTTCTTGAGGCAAGTAGACGGAGAGTATGAGTTTATTCCTTTCTCTGAGCTTGATCCAAGAATAGTTGCTAGGACAGACGAGCCTACTCATCGACTACTTCAAATTTTGATAACTGATCCTATCTTCAACTACGAGAGCTACTATCCTAGTTTTGAAAGCATTCCAAGCTTCGAAAGAGTATACTTCGTCCTGTTCGATCCAGAAGAATTTTATATCGAAGAAGGATCTGGACTTCAGGGAGACGTCTTGAGCCTTCTAAAACTAGACGGAATACTTTCTGAAGTAACAGTACAAACTAGCTCTGGTTATGATCCTGTCACGGGGACGCCAATATTCAATGTTGTCGAAAGACTTATACTTACAGATCTTGGACCAGGCAGCACTGGAACAAAACTAGATATAAGCGAGTATTCAGCAACCGTGTATTTGAAGAACACAAAGTTCATAGAGGAATAGAGAATGCCCGCTCTACCGCCAGATCCAAGTGAAGTTACTTCAGTAGAGGGCTCTACAATCCCTCCTGAAGAGCTTCAAATTTCATATGTCCCAGGTATCTCAAAGACTTATGAATCTTCAGTCATAGGAACTACTAGATTAGATTGCATTCAGATAGTAGATTCAAGATTTGTCTACAACTACTTCTTAAATGATGAATACTCTAAAGAAGGGAAGTCACCGAACTCTTTTTCTAATAGAGGAGTTCTTCCTCCGAGATATAATGAGCTGAATTTTTCTTATCCCTACAAAGGATTATCTGACGTAGAGCTCATCAAAAACAACATAAATTCTCTCTATTCAGCAGAAGACGTCTCAAACACAGCCTCTACTACAATAGCAGTGCAAGATAATGCTTCTATTGGAAGATGCTTTGATACGATACAGAGATCTGCTAGAATCAGAAAGATAGATGGAAATTCAACAGACATTGCTATGGAACTAGCTCTTTCAATGTCTTTAGCGGCTTCTATAGACACTTTGATGCTCCAGACTTTTTCAGCTAACTCTTTTTATGGGGAAAACGTCTACATCTCAGAAGAAAATAATACGATTCAAAATAGATACATTCAGACTAATTCAGTTCCTTTGTCAATGACTGTCTCTGATAAATTCGTTGGAGATGTTGCATCATCTGGCGAAAGAGCAGCTCTTATAGGGCCAGTCTCTTCTCTGTCTTTGAATTCTGAAAAAACAGACACAATTCAATCTAACGAGAGGGCGCTAGAGCAATATTGGAGCTCAAATGACTATATTTCTGTCTTGAATTCAGTAGAGACCTTTCCAAATCAGACTGGCGTCATAACTAAAACAATACAGGCGATTGGTCACCTCCTGTACAGGAAAGAGATACTTCAAGATGGATCTGAAGATATAAGGCTATTAGACATTCTAGAAGTAGATGCTAAGTCATACATAGACTACGAGATCAAGTACGGAACATCTTACTACTATTGGATGCACACAGTCTATAAGCTTACTCAGAGCGTGTTTGATATTTTGCTTTCTGACACGATATCAAGCGTCCTCTTCCAGTCTCAGCCTAGCAACTCATCCTACGTTACCACTATAGACAGGACGCCTCCGCCTCCCCCAGCAGATTTTTATCTCTTCTGGGATTACGAGAATTCTAAGCTTAATTTAAGTTGGAATTTTCCTGTGAATCCACAGCAGGATATAAAGTACTTTCAAATTTTCAAAAGAGCAAGCATAGAAGAGGCTTTCAATTTAGTGATAGAGTATGATTTCAACACTGCTGTGGTCAACCCAGTTAGATATGAGAACATTCTAGATAGAAATGTCATAAAAATGAATACTCCATCAACTACATACGTTGATTCTTCTTTTTCAGTTGATGGAGAAGAGCAGATATACTCAGTATGCTGTGTAGATGCTCACGGTCTAGTTTCAAATTACTCTCCACAGTTGAAGTGCAGATTTGACAGATTCAAAAATAAGTTGATAGTCGAAAGAATCTCTCCAGGAAATGCTCCAAGACAGTATCCAAACATGTACTTGAAAGGAGATTTCTTCTTAGATTCTGTATTGAGAACCGGCGTTAAGAAAATAGCTGTTGGATTTGATCCTGACTATCTAACAATTTACAACTCTAGAGGAAAAGACATAAATTTTCTCTGCACTCCAAAAGAGAATCCAGGAAAATACAAGATGTCCGTAATAGACATTCAAAGATCTCAGAATTCAGTCATAACTCTTGGGATAACTCAAAAGAATCAATCTTCTTATCAGTCCACTCCGACTGTTTCTCCTCAGTCGCAAGCAGCCGCGGCTGCAACAATTGCATCCTCTGCAACGATAATGAGTAATCCACCAATACAGAGCTCGCTCTCTACGCCTGCGTCTCAGGGGCTCAATCTTTCTGGAAACGATATCCTAGAATCAGTGAGCAATCCAAAAGAATTCTTGCCGGGAATCCCAGGAATTCCTGGGTCTGGGACTCCTTAGTCAATTATTTACCACTTTAGATTTTTCATTTTTTTCTGTGATTTATATTTATTACTCGAGGATCATCTTATGGGTTGGCTAGACAGTTCTCTGAATAACATTGTGATTGACGCAGTTCTTACCGATACTGGAAGACAGCTTCTAGCTAGGAATGACGGTTCATTCTCTATCGTAAAGTTTGCTATGGCTGACGATGAAGTCGACTACACTCTCATAGAGAAGTACGGCAGAACTATTGGAAAGGAAAAGATTGAGAAGAATACTCCTGTTTTTGAGGCTCAGACAAATTCTGGAGTTGCTTTAAAATACAGGCTTGTTTCTCTATCTAATCCAAATGTTTCCAGGTATCCAAAGCTCAAATGGACTAGCAATTCTGGAGATTCTTCGACTTATGCTTCTCTCTCATCAAAGACTCCAAGAGTTAATTTGTCAATAACTCAAGATTTTGTAGACAGCGCATTTGGAAATCCTGAGCAGGTTGAGAGCGTATTTAGAATTGATGTTCCATCTAAGTTTGTAGCAATCCCAGGCTCAACGCCTGATTATGTCTCTCCAGCTGGAACCGCATCTTATACTAAGACTAAATCAACTAATACAGCTCTTGGAGGCAGTGGATTGAATTTGACTTTGGGCACTGGCCCGATATTAGACTCTGATTACGATAAATACGGCGACGGTTCTACTATAGATACTGAAATCTTGGTCACTGGCGTCACCACGGGCACAACTGTTACAGTTCCTGTTAAACTTCAAAAAGCGTCAATCTAGGAAGGAAACTTGGCTACCTATAAAGAACTATCTGCTGCAGACATACAGACTACGAGGACTGCGCTAGGGCAGCTTGTAGACGTAATTCAATCTGATATATCAGGATCTTCTACTAGAAAGACATATCAGATGTTTGTCACTTCTTCGACAGACCAGATTGGAGATACCTACTCTGTCACATCTTCCATTTTTCAGACAGTCTATGATCAAGACTACACACTTCAAGTATCTAATGCGATATTTGATTTGACTGTGGGGCTCTACTACTCAGGAACTACTGTAGTAAGCTCGACTCTTGGCACAGACTCTAGTGGAAAGATGCTATTCCCTTCTTCATCTATGATGATGAGAGAGAAGATAGACGTCTACAAGCTTCACGCTGGAAAACTTCTTGGAGATAATAGCCTTCCTTTCTTCGCTCCAGTAGATTCTGATAACTCTTCAGATAGAATTGATGAGGCGATATTCATTAATTTCAAGAGACTCTTTGCAAGAGACAAGATCAAGAGAGAAACTTTTGCAATGAGATTCTACACCACTGGAGTCCTAGATGGTTCTTCAGATGCTACTTCTGAAGAAATTGCTATAACTAATGGATTTACTGGTTCTAATATTGATAGACTTTCTCCAAGCGGCTCTACAATATTTACTGACATTGGATCTTCTGCATATCGTAGAGCAAAGTTTGGTGGTGAGATTGGAACTATAGTCGACTCTTCAAACTCTTCTAGCAAGGTAGGTCTTATATTCTACGATGCAGGAATAGTTGTTCTTGATGCCTCTAAAGTTATTTGGGGAGACCAGCATGTTTCTGGAACTGTTTCTGCAGTAACTGGTTCATCTTCACCAAGCCTTACAAATGCTACCATAATTGGAAGTAGCTCTTTTGCAGGATCTAATCCATCTGCAAAGTTTATTCCAGACTTTTTTGTATCCGCTTCAATAGATGATATAACTGATCATATAGCTTCTGCCAGATTTGGGAGCGGCTCTTTCTCAGCTATGACATTCCAGAATCAGACTGAAATAAATTCTACTATTTTCTTCTGTCGAGCCACTGCTGATGAGTTCAACTATTCATCTAATCCTACATTTAGAGACACTGATGATAGGATAGTGGTCATAGAAGAAGGAGAGGAGGGCAGTCAAAAGTCTTTCACGTTCCCAACTACGATAGGACTCTACGACGCAAATAACAACCTTCTAGCTGTTGCAAAATTCTCTAGGCCTATCGAAAAGAATGATGAGAAGGACTTGACAGTTCGAGTACGGTTGGATTTCTAAAATCTAATCAACAGGGGAAGCCGCAAGATTTGCAAAGATCCTCAGTTGAAAATTAGGACTGGAGCAGTCGATAAGCAGATGAGGAGTTTGGAAAACTATGTCCTTTGTAAAGCTTCCAACTGATGCTTTCGACTTATACACAGTAATTGCTCGGCCCGAGAGAGAATACTCTTCAGGAAGCTCGGGAATTACTGGAAGCTTATACGTCTATCCAAGGCACACTCCTATTTTGAAATCTAGGGAGACTAGTCTCAATGGTACTTACGATGAGACAAAGCTAGATTTGTACTTAGGAAAAATTTCTAAGGCTGTGATTACAGCAGATAGATCTGGTAATTCAATAGATGTTGAAAACCAGATGGAAAAATATCTAGATACTCTTGATAAACTTTCTGAATCTCCATCTTCTAACAAGAAAACTGAAATAAAAAGGTTCAACCCAGTTGATCCAATAAGTTACGAATATTCAGTATTCTCTTACTTGTTTCAAGGAGGAGCAAAAAGTATATTGGGAGACAACTATAACAAAAAGAGCGTTATGAGAAAAGCTCTTTTTCCATTCTACAGAGTTGAGACTCAAAATCTAAATTGGGGATATACGAACTATCTTTCTCTTCATTTTCCAGATGACATAGGTCCATCTTCGTCTTCTTTTGTTTATCCAGCAGCAAATAACGAATATATCCCAGAAAGCTCTTTTACCTTTGAGTTCTTTGTCAATCCAAAGTATACCGCTGCAAGTGGAAGCGAATACACAGCTGGAACTGTTATGCACGCTTCTTCTTCATTCTGCGTTTCTATAGTTACAGGAAGTCTTAAGGATAGCTTAGGAAGACCAGATTCTTTTAGAGTTTTGCTTCAGCTTTCTCACAGCGCTGATCAAAATCCGTCTCTTTTGAGTCTTCCAGTAGCCAACAATTCAAGAGTTTTTCCAGATGACCTTGCATTCTTATCTGATGATAGTCTTATAAGGACTAATACGTGGCATCACGTTGCAATAAGATGGTCTCCGGAAGTCAATTATGGCACAGGATCCATCCTTATAGATGGGAATCAGGCTGGAATTTTTGAAATTCCATCTTCATCGGTCACAAGACCTTCATCCAATCCAGACGCAGTCTTCCTTGGATCAAAATTTAATGGCACTAGAACTATCACCAATAGACCAGGTGGATTTTTCAACACTACGGCTGTTGAAGATGAGGGAGTCTATGATGGTTTTTCAGGCGCTTATAGTGAGCCTACTGGGTATACAATAACAAATCCTTTCAAGGGAGAGCTACAAGAAGTTAGAATATGGAATTCATACAGAAATATTGAACTGATAAAGACGGGATCAAAAACTGGCGTCAGCCTTGAATCAGATCTACTCTTCTATGTTCCTCCGCTGTATTATCCAAGCTCCTCTAATAGAGAGTTTGTCCTTGCAGAAACTTTTGAAAAGAACATGAAGTTCAGCAAGACAAATTTTCATCCATTCAACACTGATCTAAGCTTTGATATAGGCGGACAGGACATCAATGTTGAAACACACGTCATAGAGATGGTCAAAAAAGCACAGCCTAGGCTTCTGAACCTTGTATCTCCAAGCACTTTTTCAGGTGTTTCATATTTTGCTAATGACCTTCTCTATTCTGATCCAGCTACAGTCAGAAGAAATCTCTCAATTCTTCCTAGCGATCTGTCTAATTTCAAGCCAAATTATAATCTTTTGCCCTCTAGTTCAATGTTTCAAACAGATTTTGGAACAGAGTTCTCTAGTTATGTGAATTTAAGCGATCTTCAGAGCTCTTTCACAAAATTTGACAACATTATTGCATTCACAAGCGAAGATGGAAGTTCAAATCTAGTCACAATATTTGATGTTTCTAACAATTACTATGGAAGCCAGATACACCCAGGATCTCTAAAGATTTCTGATCCTCTATTTGAGGGTTCAAATGGAACTCTTGGAATTACTCTTAGAGATAATGGCCGCGGATCTCTCTATAGAGCAGATTCAACAGGCTCTTATGCTCCCTGGTCTTCTGTCGGATATGTTCTCTATAAAGAAGGCATAGCTATCATCACTTCTCCATATTTGGGTGAGGTTTTTGGTAAAAATAGAGTAGACATATCTTTCAAGGGAGAGCTTCCAATACATGTAAAGGAAATACAGGCTGTAGTTCCATCTTGGTCTATAAATTCAAGCTCAAATCCTCAGTATATGGCCCTTACATCGTCAGACTATGCAAACGACCAGGACGGATTTGTGTATATCACCACTCTGAACCTCCATGACGAGAATTTGAACGTAATTGGCAGGGCATCTTTCTCTCAGCCAATCGTAAAGAGGGACAGCGACAGGATTATGTTCAGACTGAAGAAGGACTTCTAATTGCCGCGAAGACGAAGAAGGGGCAAGAGGTATCATTCAGGCCAGCACACTTCTCCGAAAGGTGGAGTTATGAAATATCGTTCTAACTGGGAGCTCCAGTATATGCTCTACCTGGACGGAAATGAAAAAGTTGTATCCTATCAGTATGAAGCAATTAAAATACCATACGTGAGCAACAAAAAGACTGGAAAGACCAGAAATTACTTGCCTGATTTTCTAATCAAGTGGGATGATGGCCTCACAGAGGTAGTAGAGATAAAGCCAAAGAGGAAGCTTGAAGGCGCAATTGTGAAAAAGAAGGTCACAGCAGGCGAAATGTGGTGTGCTGTAAATGGAATGTCTTGGCGTATCCTCACAGAAGATGGTCTGAAGGCGCTTGGGCTCATAAAATGACTCTAAGACTTGGTCTAGACATCTCGACTAGTTGTACTGGGATCAGCTTAATAGAAAATGGTCGACTCTTGAAGGCTTCTTATGTCTATCTGAGCGATTATGAAACCCTGTTGACAAAAGCCAACGCTGTAAGAGGCGAGCTTCTTGAGATAAAGAGCATTTTAGGAGACAGAAGCCTAAAGAGCGTTACAGTTGAGCAGCATGTCCTTGGATTTAGGCCAGGAATGTCTTCTTCTAACACGATAGTTGCCCTCGCAAGGTTTAATGGAGTTGTTTCATATATTGCAGGCGAAATATTTGGAATAGAGCCAATTGCAATATCCTCTGCAGCAGCCAGGAAGTCTGTCGGAATAAAATCTATCAAGGGACAGCCCATAAAGCCAATCGTAATAGCCTGGGCGACCTCTCAAGAGCCAGACTACCACTGGCCGACCAGAGAAGTCAAGTCTGGCAAGAACAAGGGACAGATAGTATACGAAAAAGGGGTTGAGGATGCCTCAGATGCTTATGTTATGGCTAGAGCAGCCGAGGCAATGAAAATATAGCTCTTCTTCCTTAGAGTAAATCTAGTCGGAGAAAATAGTTGCTAGACTACTCAGATAGACTTGTCTTCATTCGTAGAAGCCTAGGAGACTACCAGTCTTCTAAGGACGGAAACGTATATTTCAAGTGCTTCAACTGCGGATCAGGCCCAGATAAGAAAAAGCTTGTTCTAAAGCTTGAGACTGAGCTGTGGCACTGCTGGTCCTGTGATGTCAAGGGTCGGTCAGTCTTTTCTCTGCTTAAGAAAGTCTCTCATCCTGCAGCACAAGAGTGGAGCAGGCGGTTTTCAGACAAAGGAAGGACCAAGTTTGAGGATGATACTCCAAAAGAGGAGATCGTAGAGCTTCCTCCTTGCGTTCCAATTGAGGATCTTGCTACTTCCAAGGACCCAGATGCGATAGCGATCCTGGAATACCTCCAGGGCCGGAATGTGAGCATCAAAAAGGCTATCAGATATCGTCTATTGGGAGGATTAGCTGGGAAAGCTCGCCGCAGGGTTATATTTCCATCATATGACTCAGATGGGTGCTTGAATTACTGGACTGGTAGGTCCATAGACAAGAGCTCTATGAGATATCTCAATCCCCCTGTAGACAGAAAGAGTATTGTTTTCAATGAAATTGATATAGATTGGTCTAAAGAGATAACTTTAGTTGAGGGGCCATTTGATCTACTTTCAGCAGGCGAAAACTGCATTCCTCTCTTGGGTTCGACTATTCCTAGAGACTGTCTCCTCTTGAAAAGAATTTGTGAAAATAAAACGCCAGTCCTTCTAGCTCTTGACTCTGATGCAATCACAAAGTCACATGCAGCTGCAAAAACCCTGTATGGGCTTGGCATAGAAGTTAGAATGCTGGACTTGAACGGTGCAAAGGATATCGATGAAATAGGGTATGAAGCATTCAAGGAACTTTCTAAAACTGCAAGGCATTGGTATCCAGAAAGCAGGCTAAACCATATAATCTCAAGAATCTATAGCGGTTCTTTGGTCTAAAGAGGATCATGATGAAGAAGAGTGTAAAGGTAGTTCATCTTGCTGACATTCACTGGCGGTCTCTGAAGCGCCATGATGAGTACCGTTCCGTCTTTGAAGAATTCTTTCAAAGAATGCAAGAGGAAAAACCAGACCGTATCCTGATTGCAGGCGACATTGTCCATTCTAAGCTTCAGGGAATAACCCCAGAGTTGATCAGAAACCTTGTTTGGTGGTTCGAAGGACTTGGGAGGATTTGTCCTACCATTGTTGTACTCGGGAATCACGATGGCCTCATTCTGAATCGCTCGCGCCTCGACGCTATCACTCCAGTGATTGAAGCTATCAATAACAAGAATATCATCTTCTTGAAGGACAGCTGCGTCTATCGAGACGAACAAGCTGGGATTGCATGGTGCAATTTTTCTTGTTTCGATGAGGACTCTTGGAAGAACATTGAGCCAACTGAAGACCTAGTCAACGTGAGCATCTACCATGGGGCAGTCCGTGGAGCTCTGGCAGATTCAGACTGGGAGATCAACCATGAGTCTGGCCTGACTATCAAGGACTTCTCTCAGTTCGACTATGGAATGTTTGGAGACATCCACAAGTTTCAATTCCTTGACTTGAAGCAGAAGTTTGCCTACCCAGGCTCAACCATCCAGCAGAACTACGGTGAGTCTGTAGATAAGGGATATCTCGTATGGGAGATCTCTAGCAAGGACAAGTGGAAGGTTCGTCGAGAGATCATCGACTCTCCATTCCCCTATGTCACCATCGATTGGATGGGAACAGTCTTGTCTACTTTTGAGGCCTGCAGGAAGCACAAGAAGGGCAGCCGCTTCAGAATTGTATCAAAGAAGCAGGTCTTCCAGGAGGAGTTCAAGCAGCTCTCTGCACTTCTGCAAGAGCGGATGAAGTCTTCTGAGGTAATCTGGAAGCTTATTGATGACCCTCAAGCTCAGCAAGCTGCGCAGGTGACTGCCCTGCTCCAGCGTGAGAACTTCCGAGAGATTTCTACCCAGCTTGATCTCTTGAAGCAGTTCTATCTTGATGATAAGGACATGACTCAAGAGGACTGGGTCCTTGCTGAGAACCTCGTGAAGAGTGCTCTATCCTCTATCACTGACCAGGAGCATCCAAGGAATACAAAATGGACCCTCGACAGGATGTCGTGGGACAATACCTTCTCTTATGGAAGTGGAAATGAAATCAACTTCCACACTGTTTCTGGCATCGTCGGAATCTTTGGACCCAATCGAATTGGAAAGTCTTCGATTGTCGGCACTTTGATGTATGCCCTCTTCAACGATACCGACCGCGGCTCCATCTCCAACTTGAATGTAATCAACACTGCAAAGGACTACTGCACTGCGAAGGTAGATTTCACAGTTGGATCCAAGAAGTACCGTGCAGAGAGGGCAACTGTAAAGAACTCCAACAAGAAGGGCCAGATTTCTGCTCCAACAACCCTAAGTCTCTTTGAGCTTGATGAGAATGGAAATGTCTGCGCCGACCTGAGCGGTGAGCAGAGGAATGAGTCAGAGAAGATTCTTCGAAGCATCATCGGACGCTCTGAGGAGTTCCTGCTTACCACTTTTGCCTCTCAGGGAGAGATGAATCAGTTCATCAAGCAGGGAGCAACCAACCGTAAGAACTATCTCAACTCATTCCTTGACATTGGAATCTTCTCTGAGATTCATCGGTGGCTGAAAGAGGAGTCCATCGTATTCAAGTCGAAGGTGAAGGACTCTGCTGTCAATTATGATGACTCTCTAAAGACAGCACGCGAGGAACAGCAAGATAACACAAAGAATAGGTTGAGGCTTGAGAGCGATCTTGGTCTGCTCCGAGAGAAGATTACCTCCTTGAATGTTGTCCTCGCAACTCACAAGAATGGAGACAAGGTAACAAAGTCGGACGTCACGTCTGTCGAAGATAAGCTCCAGAAGGCTAAGGATTCTTATAAGAGAAAGCTGGACGAGATCGATACAATCAATGAAGAAATCTTGCAATTTGAAGAGAGGCAGAGAAAGATCGAGAATCTTCAGAAGATTTTTCCAATTCAAGAGTATCGTGATGGACTTATGGAGATCCAAGAGCTTGCTGGAAAGTATTCCACTCTCTCGGCAAAGCTCGACAAGGAGATTATGGTCCTCAACAATCAGACAAAGTCTGTAAAGAAGCTTGAGACTGTCCCTTGCGGCGATTCTTATCCGACCTGTATGTTCATTAAGGACTCTCATCGTGATAAGCAGCTGATTGCAGAGCAGCAGGCCACAATTGATAGGCTTGAATCTTCTATCACAGAGGCCAGTGAGCAGCTGAAGTCTCTGAAGGAAAAGGATATCGAGTCTAAAATCAAGAAATACGAGAGCTTTGTCACAGAATACAATAACAATATTCAAAAGATCAAGCTATTGAACGACAAAGTGAAGTTTCTTAATGATGGAATAAGCTCGGACAGCTCTACCATATCTTCTCTTGAGTCTAACCTGGCTTCTATGCGTTTGAAGGTGGTTTCTGATGAATCCACTGAAGAGCTTGAGAAACTGAAGACGGAGATTTCTGAAACCCAATCCAGCATCCGCCAGAAGGAGACTCAGATGACAAACATCGATCTCCAGCTGGGACGCCTAAAGGAGAAGATTGAGAGGTTAATTTCTGATAAGGAGAAATATGAGAGCGCCAAGAAGCGCTGGAAGGTTTTTGACAAGCTAATCAATGCATATTCCAAGAATGGAATTCCATTCAACATCCTCACCAAAGAGCTTCCAAGAATTAACCAAGAGATTCATAGCATCCTGCAGGGAATTGTGAATTTTGACATCATCCTCTCTTCTCCAGAGGGGTCAAATGATCTTGAAATCTTTCTCGACTATGGTGACTCTTATCGTCCAATTGAGCTCGGTAGCGGAATGGAAAAGATGATCTCTTCTCTTGCTATCCGGGTGGCTCTAACAAACATGTCTTCCCTTCCAAAGACAGACGTCCTAATCATTGATGAGGGCTTTGGCGCTCTTGATGATGCAGGAATCGAAAGCTGCAATAAGATGCTAGCGTCTTTGAAGAAGTATTTCAAGTCTATCCTAGTGATATCTCATGTTGATGCTGTGAAGGAAGCTGTTGACGAAATGATTGAAATCAATCAAGTAAGCAAGGATTCTTATGTCAAGCACATTTAATCGAAGGACAAAGATTAGCGTCATAGTGGATGCAGAAAAGCCTCGAGCTCCACTCTGGTGCCCTATCTGTAGTGAAGCTATGGCAAGCTCGCTAGATGTAGAGTCTCATGATAGAGTTGGTACTTGCAGGCTTTGTGAGGATGAGATAGTAGAGAGGAATATGCTAAAGTGGAAGGATGGATGGAGGCCAAACGATGATGATATTCAATCAGTGAGAAATGAAAGGTCTCAGCGCTTACAAGAAAGATATTTAGAAAATGGAGGTTAGTGTCCTATGGACCATCTGTCAATTCTAGCAAATTCTCTTCAAAAGGTAGAAGGCTCTAAAGATGGAGCGAGCTCTATCACACATAGGTTCTATGGAAACATTCTTGAAGTGACTTACACAAGTGTAGTCCATTTCTCTGAAGAGCACTCAATGCGTCTTCAGGTAAATAGAGAGATAGATCGCTCGACACAGGTTATCAACAGTGCTATGAAGGTAGTCAAGGAAAACTATTCAAAGATCAGTAACAAGTCCCTAAAGCTCGTAGAAGAGGGGACCAATGATAACGTCGAGATTATTTCAGCAACTGCCCACTCGCCTCGTAAGATAGCTTATTATAGAAGGCAAGTGAGATTCTCGCACTCCTGATGCCAGCTACAAAGCCTACTCAGCTAGATGAAATTTTGAAGTGCGGGAAAGATCCTGTCTACTTCACTAATCGCTATTGCAAGATTGCTCATCCTAGCAAGGGCCTAATACCATTTGCGACCTATCCATTTCAAGATGACTGTATGTGGCAATTCAAAAAGAATCGCTTCAACATAGTCTTGAAAAGTCGCCAGCTTGGTCTCTCTACTATTACAGCCTCTTATGCTCTCTGGATGGCAATATTCCAGAGAGAGAAGAATGTTCTTGTAATAGCAACAAAGATGCTAGTTGCTCAGAACTTCGTTTCCAAAGTGAAGACTATGCTAAAGTCTCTTCCACCTTGGCTTGTCATTCCGACTATCATAAATCAATCTAAGACTATGGTTGCCTTCTCGAACGGCTCAACCATAAAAGCTATCGGTACCTCAGAAGACGCTGGTCGTTCTGAGGCTCTATCGCTTTTGATCGTGGACGAGGCGGCTTTCATTAGAAATTTTGGAGAGCTCTGGAAAGGACTTTATCCCACTCTTGCAACTGGTGGTTCTGCAATCATACTTTCCACTCCTAACGGCGTGGGAAATCAGTATCACAAGCTTTGGGTTGATGCCGAGAACGGATCTTCTAGCTTCAACGCCATTAAGCTCCCCTGGGACGTACATCCAGAGAGGGACGAAAAATGGTTTGAGAGCGAATGTAGGAATATGACAAAGAAGCAGATAGCCCAAGAGCTTCTCTGCGACTTTGCTTCTTCTGGTGACACGTTCCTCAACATTGAGGAGATGGACAAGATAAGGGTTCAATCTAGGATGCCTATAGAGTCTTGGGGGCCTGATAAAGGTGTCTGGGTCTGGAAGTATCCAATCGAAGGTCACAAGTATGTCCTCACAGCTGACGTTTCAAGAGGAGATGCCGCAGACTTCTCTACAGTCCAGGTCATAGATACTGATGAATCAGAGCAGGTTCTAGAATTCAAGGGAAAAATACCGCCAGATCAGTTTGGCATCCTTATCTATGAGATAGGAATAAAATATAATAAAGCCCTTGTGTGTCCTGAAAGCAACTCTTATGGATATGCTACAATAACAAAGCTTAAGGATATGGGATATCCATCTCTTTATGTTTCTGATAAGAGATTCTCATATGCAATGGATGTCCCTGCTTCAAAGATAGGCTTCACAACAAATCAAAATACAAAAATTCAAGCTCTGACAAAGCTTGAGGAATACCTTCGCACTGCAAAGATTAAGATTTATTCATCGAGGCTTTGCGATGAATTCAGAACTTTTATGTGGTTTGGAGACACAGCAAGGTCTCAGAAAGGTTACAATGATGACTTGATTATGGCTCTTGCAATATCTTGCACTCTATTTGAGCCTAATCTATCTGTTGCTGGAAGGTCCGTCAATGTCCACGCTGCTATGATTAAGGCTATGGTAGTTAACTCAAAGCAGACGGTACCTCCTCCTACACTAAATCCATTCTCAAATGGCTCATCAGATAAAAGATTTGTTTCTCAGCCAAAGTATGCTGGAAATCTCCCTCCAGAATTTTCCTGGCTCTTCAAATAGAGCGGAGTTTTAGAATATGCCACCAAAGAAAGAAGAAAATCTATTTAGCCGCTTGACTCGGCTCTTTCGAAGCGGCCCTGTAATCCGCAGGAAGGTAAAGGGTCCTGATCCTGGTCCTACAGCCTCTTCAGCATACTCTCTGTTCCGTAGGAACGTATCTGACGTCTATTCAAGCACAGTCTCTGCATACGGACAGTTTGATCGCATGTCGAGGTACAGCGACTTCTCTGAGATGGAGGCGACTCCAGAGATTGCATCAGCTCTTGATATCTATGCAGAAGAGACTGCTTCTCAGGACGAATCTGGCCGTGTTCTCCACATCTACTCTGAGAATAGGGTAATAAAGGAGCTCCTAGATAATCTCTTCTATGATGTTATAAATGTTGATTTCAACCTTCCTATGTGGATCAGAAATCTCTGCAAGTACGGAGATTTTTTCACATTCAACGACATCTCTCCAAAGTATGGAATTGTCAATGTCCTTCCAATACCAATAGCTGAAATGGAGCGCGAAGAGGGATTCGATCCAGATGATCCAATGGCAGTGAGATTCAGGTGGATCACCAAGGGTAATAAGACGCTTGAAAATTGGCAGGTCACCCACTTCAGACTTCTTGGAAATGATGCTTTCTTGCCATACGGTGCCTCTGTCATAGAATCTGCGAGAAGAATTTGGAGGCAGCTGATCCTCATCGAGGATGCAATGCTGGTCTATAGAATAGTGAGAGCCCCAGAGAGGCGCATTTTCTACATAGACGTTGGAAATATCCCCCCAGAAGATATTGAAAACTATATGCAGCAGGCCCAGACAAGCCTGAAGAGAAATAGAGTAAGTGAGCGCGTAACAGGAAAGACAGATCTTCGATATAATCCACTTTCTGTTGATGATGACTACTATATTCCTGTTCGTGGAAGTGAGTCTGGAACAAAGATTGACACTCTCGCAGGCGGTCAGAACACTGCTGCCGTAGAGGACGTAACGTATATCCAAAAGAAGCTATTTGCTGCTCTCAAGATACCAAAAGCCTACCTGGGATACGACGAAGCAATTGGATCCAAAGCTACTCTTTCTCAGGAAGACGTGAGATTCTCGAGGACAATAACTAGAATTCAGAAGGTTGTCCTCTCAGAGCTCAACAAGCTGGCTATGATTCACCTCTACAGCCACGGAGTCTCTGATGATGAGATTATGAACTTTCGTCTCAGCCTCAACAATCCAAGCTCTGTTGCGCAGCTTCAAAAGCTCGAGCTCATAAAGACGAAGTTTGAAATTGCTGGAGCTGCTCCAGAAGGCGCTGTCGATCGATCCTGGATCAGGAAGAATATTCTTGGTCTCACGAATGAGGAGATAGAACGCGTCAAGGAAGGAAGGAAGAAGGACAAGATTGAAGACGGAGAAGTTGAGGCTGCAGCAGCTGAGGCTGCTGCACCTGCTGAAGGTGGCGCTACAGAGACTCCTGCTGCTCCTGAGATGCCAGCCGAAACTCCTGCTGCTCCTGAAGCCCCTGCTGAAGCTCCCGCTGCTCCTGAATCTGACTCTTCAAGCGAAGGAGATATAATCGGAGAGATAGACTTTGACCTTCCTGTTAGGATATCGAGCGAAGCCCAGAATGTCTTCGGTGGAAGGAGAAAGTCAGCTAGGAATAGAGGAAGATTCTCAAACTCTAAAGCTGGCATTCAAGATGACCTCTCTATGACCATAGGCAAGAGGAGCCAGGATACCTCTAATGATCCATACGACTTCAAGCAGACTATGAGAATCGAGTCAGACTCAGAGATTGATCCAAATGTTTCTCTAGTTGAAGAAATTTTTGGGATCAAAACCGTAACTTCTGAGCCAAGAATTACAACAGATTTTGCTTCCAACCTAAAGAAGCTCGGGAGCAAAATAAATAGATCTAATTCCATGAGTACGCTTCTCAGTGAAGAGCGTCTGTTAGACGAAGAGAGCGAAGGGGAATCCTAGGATGAAGCACAATAAGAAGAGAAATGCTGCGCTGATATATGAGCAGCTCATACGCTATATCTCGAGATCTATCATCGAGGGAAGGTATGAAAAAGCTTCGCAAGCTAAGAGGGTTCTCTCTGAACACTATTCAAAGGGATCTGAGCTTTATAGGGAGTTTAGGCTATTCAACTCCTTTATGAGGACTCATGTTGATGAATTTGTGGCTAGAAAGATAGTTGCTGAGGCTAGAAGAGCAGCCGAAAATCACGATCCAGCTAGGCTTGAGAATGAGAAGGGTCATCTCATATCAGCAATAAATAGAGAACTCAATGAGAGCTCTCTCTATGACATGAGGATTCCAGAATATAGAGATCTAGCAACTATCCAGATACTTCTCAATGCCTGGAGAAGCCCAGGCAAGTCCTCTCCATCTGAGGTTGTTCAGCTTGAAGAAAAGGTTGTTGAGATCCTGAAGAAGCCAAAGTCTACGCCAGCTGTTGTAGTCTCTGAGGGGGTCAATCCTCTCTCTCTCAAGCTTGCAAAGCAGAAGTTCATCCAGAGCACTAGCGAGTCATTCACGCCTGAGCAGATTACCCTCATCTCTATGGCTGCTAAAGGCAATGAAGAGCAGCTCAAGCCAATCCTCGGCAAGATAAAGGAAGGCACGCTAAAGAGAATGGATGACCTTAAGAGCGTTGAGTCTTCTGAGATAGTGCTATCCAAGATTGGTGTTGTATCTGAGGCTGTCCGCAGCCTCGACCCAGGCGACACCTCCAGCGAGAATGTGTCTAAGTTTCTTGTTTTAGGAAAGCTCTGCGAAGAGATTTCAGGAGAAGGCAATGAGTGATTCAAAGCAGCTCCTTACCGAGTGGACTCCTTTTTCTTACGATTCTGATACAATAAAGATCGAAAAGGAGAAGAACGGCGGAAAGATAGTGATGAAAGGCATTTTGCAGAAGGCTAACACCCTGAATCAGAATGGACGCGTCTATCCAAAGCCAATACTCGAGAGAGAGCTTAGGAACTATCAGAAGTTTATTAAGGAAAACAGGGCCCTCGGCGAATGCGACCATCCTAACGAGTCTGTTGTAGAGCTCAAGAAGGTCTCTCACATCATTAGAGAAGCCTGGATGGATGGAGATGTAGTATACGGAAGAGTTGAGCTCCTCGACACTCCCTGCGGAAAGATACTGCAGAGCCTAGTGGAGAGCGGAGTTACTCTTGGAATATCAAGCCGCGGCGTCGGCTCTACCAAGAAGGATGGAGACAGGCAGGTCGTCCAAGACGATTTTCAGCTCATCTGCTGGGACTTCGTTGCGGAGCCATCCACGCCAGGCGCTTTTATGATGGCTGAAGGCAAGAAAGTTTCATCAAAAGACCTGGAAAACACGTTCACAAAGTCCGACAGGATCGATAGAATTATGAATGAAATTATCGGTTGGGAGGATAAAAAGTGAATAGGTCAGAGCTAAAGAGCATTGTCAAGGAATGCCTAGTAGAGATCCTAATGGAAGGAGTGGGTACAAAGACCGCTCCAAAGGCTAAAGTAAACGAAAATTCTGTTAGGGCTGCTCCAAAGCAGGATGAGAGGTCAAAGCTCAGCAGGAATAGGCCAGGTCTAGACTTTATTCATCATGGAACACCAGCTCGCCCTCAGTCGGCGCAGCCAAGAGACCCTCTAGCCTCAGTTGCCAAGGAATTAGCTGGTGGCAATGATGTTATGGCATCCATATTTGCAGACACTGCTAGGAATACTCTCCCCCAGCAGGGAATGAATGAGTCTTCGAGGCCAGGAAATCCTGTGGTTGACACTGGCGTAGATCCAATGGAAATGTTCAGCTCTTCAAGGAACTGGGAATTTCTAGCTTTTTCAGGGAAAGAAAGTTCAAGTGATTGATAAGTAGAGTCAGGCGTAAAACGCTTTAGAGGAAAAGAAAATGAAGAATCTTACACCAGAGCTGCTTCGTCGTATTGTTATGGAAGAGATGGCAAAGCTCCAAGAGAGCGAGGAGCTTGTTGGCGACGCTGAAGAGGTCGAGGCTGATGAGCTTGCTGACACTCTAGAGAAGTCAGTCAATTTTGCTAAATTGCTTAAGCTCAAGGAAGCTCATGCACATCTTGGCCGCGTAATTGATGCCAAGATCAAGAAGGCCAGAAGCTGATCTTGAAATTTTCTTATAAGGAATAACTGCCATGCCAACCTATATACATCCTACAATAAACATAGTCACGCCGACGACAAAGGGTCTCGGAAGCAGCGATACAGCCACGCTTCTACAGCTCTTCCCAGGCGCGCCAGGTGCAGTTGACTATCCAGGAACGGTCGGCGCGGCAGACTATAAGAAAATAGCTCAGGATATTTTGCTCACTGGGGAGATAGTTGATAACCTCCAGACTGGTGCTGTCGATAGAGACTTTGGCCTCAATGCTTCTGACTCTGCTAGGCAGCCACCAACTTATGGAGCAGTTCCAACAGGCGGCGGCGGTCTACCTGCATCTGCCTGGGTACCAAACCCAATCTCTCCAGGACCTGGCTCTGCAGATCCAGCAGATCAGGTAGCTGCTCCATCGGGTTACGGATCAACTCCAACCAACTCTCTAGCAAACCTTGGCTCCTCTACAGATGCAACGCAGCCTGGAAGAGATCCAAAGATTTCATCTGATAGAATGTCACTTGGAGAGCCAACTAACGACTACCTCCCAGGTAAGTCTACAGCTACGGCCAATTCCTGATGTCTAAGCTGTGGGAGGCTATCTCCTCCCCTGCAAATTTTCCAAACTATGACGCGAGGACCGGTCTTGGATATAGTGCCAAGACCGGTTTTCATGCTCAGAGATCATACCAATCTTCTTTTCCATATAGGGACTCTGATCCTGCTGAGGAAGAAGTAGAAGGAGATGAGGAAGACGATGAGGAACTCATCTGGGATCCTGAGGTCGAAGTTGCTAATAGGCAATTTCACAACAAGATAGGTGTGACTCCTTATAGAGATCCGTATTCCACTAGAAAGACAGATCCATACTACTATTATGGATCAGCAACCCCTACAGGAATGTTCGGTGAGGCTGTTGGAAAGAACAGGACTAAAGGATCAATCTCACCAATAGTAGGTCTCTACAAGAATAAAGAAGCTGTATCTGGCGATGGTTATGTCGGCGGATCCATCAGGCCATTTCAAGTCATCATACACGGCTTTGGTTCAAAGAAAGGCTGGAGCACAGCACCAAAAGAAATCGATCCAGTAGAGCCAGAAAATCCTGAAGATGACAACGAAGTTGTAGAAAAAATAAAAGAGCTAGTGAGATTTTATCAAACTAGCAATCTCTACAAGTAACGAAGCAATTTTAGCTAATATTTATCATCTGAGAGTCTCGAGATGTCAACTAGGATCTATAAAGAAGCAATTGATGAAGCAAACGACCTCATCCGCATGGCTGAGGAGAATGCTAAGAAGAAGCTCGTAGAAGCATTTGCTCCTAGAATAAGAGCAATGGTTGAAAAGTCGCTGTTTGAATCGGCAGAAGAAAATTCTGGCGGTGATGATATCGACGACCTTTTGTTGTCTATGGAAGATGAGGAAGAGCATGATGAGCATGATGAGCATGCTGAGGCGCCTGCTGTTCCTCCAATGCTTATGCCGCCCTCAGTGGGTCAAAGTTTCCCTGCACAGCAGACTGCAGGCGTTGACCTCCATGTTCCAGCTGGCGTCAAGTCCGTCACTCTCAATCTAAAAGAAGAGAGCGCAATTGATTTGACTAGTGAGTCTCTGGAGACGCTCCTCAGGATAGTCGATGGCAGTCCAACTGTCCTAGACCGTTCTAAAGCCCTCAGGCTGGAGCTCAAGATGCTTGGGAGGGCCCTCAACGCCCTCAATGAGAGCAGTGCCTCAAAAGGGGCTGCAATCCAAATCGTTGAGGAGTTTAACGCCATCCTGAGGAAGTCCATTGGACTCAAGCAGGAGCTGCAAGAGTCGAACAGCGATCTCTCAGAGAACGCAAGAATTGAGTTTTCCAATCTACTAAAGGAGATAGAACATATGTCTACAAGAACACTTCTCAGGAATCTCCTGAGAGAGTCCTCTGATTTCAACCTCTATGAGGCCGATGAAGAGCAAGAGGAAATGGAAATGGAAATGGACGAAATGTACGAGGCCGAAGAAGAGGCCCCAGCCGCCGAAGAGATGCCCGCCGAAGAAGAGGCTCCTACTGAGGATCCAGCTGCACAGCTCTCTGATATCATAGCACAGCTCCAGGCCCTTTCTGATGAGATGGGCGCCGAGGGCTCTGAAGAGGAAGAGCCAGCTGAGGAAGAGGAAGCCCAGGAAGAGGGCGAGATGCACGGCGAGATGGAATACGAAGGTGAAGACCTCGAGGAAAATGAGACCGTATACGAGATCGACGAGTCCACCATCGCACGCGCTCTAATGGAAGCCCGCAAGCGCCGCGGCGCAACTAAGAAGCTGAATGCAGAGTCTGATATGGCTCATCACTTCGGCGGAGGCTCCAAGGCTAAGGACGTGAAGCTCAATGCCCTCTCCGAGAAGGACAAGGCAGGAAAGAAGAAGACAGTCAAGCCAGGGGCTGCCGTTAAGGGCATGTCCGAGGTTGAGGCTGCACATATGAAGGAGGCCCGCTATAATCGTGCCTCAGATGCACGCCTCAATGAGGCAGTGCAGGTGGCAGAGACCCTTCGCCGCCAGCTCGACGAGCAGAAGTTGTTCAACGCAAAGCTTCTCTATGTCAATAAGCTTTTGAACAACCGCTCTCTCTCGGAGAAGCAGCTCAAGTCAGTCGTCGAGGCAATCGACTCGGCCAAGACCATAAGGGAAGCAAAGCTCCTCTATACAAGCCTCTCGGAATCGCTGGTCACCACCGGCGGAAGGCTTGCAGAGGGTGCACGCAGTGCAGGTGGTTCTTCAAGACCAGTCCGCACGAGCCAGAGGCTCGATGAATCGGCTGGTGAGGTCAACCGCTGGGCAGTGCTTGCTGGCATTGCTGAGTGATTTGTCAGATTAGATTTATTCAATTAACCATACAAGGAGATAGAAAATGTCAAAGTTTACTCTAGACCAGCTCGCCGAAGGAATTCGCGAGCGTCACCTCG